CGAGATTGTTTATATTCTTGGTAATCACGAGGGAATGATTCGTCGTTATACTGACTTTGAACACAAGAACTTTAAGATGGTAGAAGAGTATGTTCATAAGGACTCAAAGGGAAATAAGTTTCTTTGTATTCACGGAGATAAGTATTCGGAGTATTCTTCTGGGTCTTGGAAACAACTGATGTTCAATAAAGGATATGAACTTATCACACCTTTGAGTATTTGGTTGGAAAGGTTCTTTCGGTTCTCTTTAGTTTATGCTCTGAAGAATAGTGTTCGTGGTAAGAACTATATCAATCAATATGAGACCGATATTGCTTCTTATTGTGCTCAAAGAGATAAGAAATATTCTGGTGTAATTTGTGGGCACATACATTCTGGAAATATTCGTAACTTTGATAAAATCACTTATATGTGCTGTGGTGATTTTGTGGATACTTGTTCTGCGATTGTAGAAAAGAACGGTGTATATTGTTTAGAAAAGTATTGATGATAAGTTCGGAAACATATTACAAACTCACAGCACTCATAGCATTCGGAGTGTTCCTCTTTCTTATAAACCCTCAAGGAGTATTACGAAATGTCTTATTTAAATCATAACTTACCTGATTGGAGTTGTTATATTCGCAACGAATTTCTATACAATCACAAAAAAGGACAAGGAGAAGTTACAAAATGTGATGTTCACTCTGTCGCAAGTATGGAGAAACGAGTTCCATTGTTTGAATGTTTTCTGGAGAATGGTGTAAACTGGACACGCAGACCATTACATTCACTCTGCTGGAAACCTGATGCAGAAATAGAACCTCTCAATCAAATTATGTATTGGGATTGCTTCTCTTCTTATGTGGATGTGCAACGAAGGAACCGTCTTGCTGGATTGAAAGCAGAACTTATTCGTCCCGATAATACTAAAGTTCAAGGTGAGTATATGTTCACACTTGACTGGGGATTTGAGAATAAGGGAATGACTGATTTTAATTATTCAGAAACTCCAGAACATAAATGTGCTCATTTGTTTAAGGTGGAAACTGGTAATTATTATGCATATCCAAATAATAGAATTATATGGTATGATAGTGCCTGGACATTCAATCGCATTCAGTCAAATCCAGGATATGAGATTGATACAAATTTATATTCTGTAGAAAATACAAGAACCTTTGAGACTTCTGATCATTACATTTATCAAATCAAGGAAGGAGTTTAGTTAATGATATCCTCAACAACTCCATATAAACTCGCAGAACTCATCCAAGATACTTGTCCTAACCTTTACAGACCGATGAAAATGGTCTATAATACTGAAAGAACTCAAAAGCAAAATGATAGAAAGGATTAACGAACTCATCGCAGAACTTGGATGGGAACCGACTGATGAGATTGTGGTTCAGGTTGGTGGTGTTGCAGCAACTGGAACTAAAACTGTTGCTTCCTCAAATCCAAAGTGGTCTAAACCTTTTGGTTCTGTTACTTATCAAAAAGATGCCTTTATCGTCATTAAGAATGAAACTCGTAGTCCTGTAATTCCTTCGCAACCTAACAATGAACAAGTATAATACTGAAGATTATTTTTCTGTTATTGAGACTAGGACTGGTAGAAAAATTTTAGATTGTGGTGAGGAATCAGACGCACAGGCAATGGTTGCATTTGACCCTGCTAATCGTACCTATATCAGGAATAAGTTTCTAATGGGTCAGGTGATTGATGTAGTGATGCCTAAAGCACTTCCTACGAATGAAATTGCTATCAATACTAAACCTTATCAAGAACATCAAGATGAGTGGATGGTTGAGAAAATCAATCAATTGCCACAAATCAAACTACCAGAAGGACAACAAGAACCTTTTAGGGTATGAATCACAGAAAACATAAACAAACGGAGAATCTTAAAAAGAAGAGGATGTACACACCTGATGGATATTTAAAAGATCCCCCAGATGCAAAATGTCCATACTGTGGGGAGTCAGGTAAGTCTTGTTCTTATTTGAATAGTTTGAGTCGTGCTTGGGCAAGAGATACTTGTAAGAAGAAAAACGGCAATAAATAACTATAAGTTGCAAATACTTATGGTTCCTCTGCACTCGTTTAAGGACTATCTGTTTAATCTAGAAACGACTAGTAAATCGGAAGCAAAACGAATGTGGAGAAAGAATATAAAAGAACAATGGGAGCACAAGTGTGCCTATTGTAATTCAGAAGAAAATATCACATTAGATCACATCACTCCCCAGTGTAAAGGTGGACTTGATGTAAAGACAAATGTAGTTTCTTGCTGCCATTCTTGCAATCAATCCAAGGGTCATGATCATTGGAAGTTATGGTATGTTCAGCAAGACTTTTATAGTGAAGATAAATTTAATAAAATAGAAGAATGGATGAAACCAGAGGCACCAGCAGATCTTTATTCTTATCGTCCAAGAAAAAATGTTGCATATTAAAATGAAATAAATAACCAAGCGTAAATGAATTGAAATGACAGCACAAGAAATATTAGGATCGCACTACATACTCGACTTATGTTCTTGTGATAATTATCTTTTGAATGATGTGAATCATATTATGATGTCATTACGAGAAGCAATTATTCAATCAAATGCAACTTTATTGGACGAACTTAAGTATGAATTTACTCCACAGGGAGTTACTGCAATATGTTTATTGTCAGAAAGTCATATAAGCATTCATACTTGGCCAGAGAAAGAATATGCAGCAGTAGATATTTTTACTTGTGGTGATCACACTAATCCAGATAAAGCTTGTGATTTTATGATAAATGCATTAAAATCAAAGAAACCTACTATGACTATAATTAAAAGAGGAATATAATTTCTTTTAATTGTATAAGTAGTTTTAACTATTATTAAAAAATTATGAATTTTACTGTTTATTCAAAACAAGGTTGTCCATATTGCGATAAAATAATTTCAATACTTAATCATATTTCTGGGACTAAAGGTTTTCCAATTAAAGTTTATTCTCTTGGATCTGATTTTACGAGAGAACAATTTTATAGTGAATTTGGAGAAGGATCTACTTTTCCTCAAGTTATAGCGGATGAAATTAAGTTAGGAGGTTGTAGTGACACAGTTAAATACCTCACGGAAAATAAAATCATTTGATTTACCAATAAATAGAGGTGTAGAGTTAATATTGGGGGAGAAATCAAAACCCAAAAATCCAAATCCTTTTTTATTAAAATTTGGTAAAATGATCTCTATATTCAAAAAAGAGATTCATTTTGAATTTGAGTTTTCGGTTTATATAAAAAAAAGATCTCTCGGAGAATAAACATGGAACCCGCAGTATTAACTATTTTTTGTTTAGTAACCTTTTTATTTTTACTTGTAGGTGGAGTAATAGGTTGGATAACAAAGTCTCACTTGTACGAAAGTCAAGTGAGACAAATTTATACTCATCCAGAAATGTTTGATGAGAATGGTAATCTTATACCAGATGAAATATTGGCTGTTCGCTTTGAAACTAATTATGATGATGATGATGATGATGAAAGTGACGGTGAATAAATATTAATACCTGTGTGGTTCGCATCTATCAGGTGGAAAAGGTGCTTTCGGGCATCTTTTCTTGTATAAATAGTATTGCGAACCATAACAGAGTAGAAATGTATTACACTTACGCATATTTGCGTGAAGACGGAACACCATATTATGTGGGTAAAGGTAAAAATAATCGTGCTTATGTTTCACATAAAAGAAAAAATGGAATAGATTTGAAACCAAAAAATGATAAGCAAATTCTTATCTTAAAAAAATTTAATCTTGAAGAAGACGCATATATACATGAAAAATATATGATTTTTGTTTATGGTTTAAAAATAAATGGTGGTTTGCTTATTAATTTAACTTTAGGTGGAGATGGTGGGGGAAAATTAAAATATTCAATTGAAGAACGTAAAAAATCTTATAAAAATAAAGCAAAAGAATATAGAGAAAAAAATAAAGATAGGGAACGAGAACTTGAAAGAAAAAGAAATAAAAAAAATAAAGAAAAGAGGAATGAAGTAGTTAAAAAAATATATTGGGACAAACGAGATATGAAATTAAAATACGCAAAAGAATATAGGGAGAAAAATAGAGATGAGATAAATAAAAAACAAAGAGAAAGAAGAGTAAAAAAACTTGATTGATCTCTTTAAATATGTTAAAATAAATTAGATAGTATTTTATTCTATGACAACGACGACGACAACGACGAAGAAGAAGACAGAGACTGAACTGGAAATTCTTCCTACAAATCCATTTATATTTGAAATCCTTGCTCTTGCATCAAAGCAAAGGTCAAAGGTAAAAAAAGTGGAAGTGCTTAAAACATACGAACACAATTCATTAAAAGCAATTTTTATTTGGAATTTTGATGAAAGTGTAATTTCAGCACTTCCAGAAGGTGATGTTCCATTTTTTGGTAATAATGATATGAAGATATCAACAATGTCTGAAAGAATTGAAGATCAAATCAAACAAATGAGTGGTGCATCAATAGGTGCTCTTGATCAAAGATTTTCTACAATTCGTAAAGAATATGATAAATTTTATAATTTTATCAAAGGTGGTAATGATACTCTTAATGGTATTCGCAGAGAAAATATTTTTGTAAATCTTCTAGAAGGTTTGCATCCACTTGAAGCAGAAATTCTTTGTCTCGTGAAAGACAAAAATCTTGAAAATAAATATAAAATTAATAAAGAAATTGTTTCTGAAGCATATCCTGATATTGTTTGGGGAAATAGAGGTTGAACTCTGGAGGAAAATATTGAATATTATACATAAAGACTGCGATAAATCATTATCAAAGGATAAAAGTCTTCCTGTTGATTCTTATCTTGTGACGTATCTTGTAAAAGATAAAGAAAAATATGATATAGTACAAGCAGGTGGTAAGGTGGAAGTGTTTGACGCTTATTATGATGAATATGGGAAAGGTTCTCTTCAATCAATTCAATGGACTGATGGAAGAGTAAATCCAAGAGTTTATGGATATATTCCTAAAGAAACAAAAAGAAGAAAATAATTAAGGGTGAGATTGACTTCTCCCCTTTTTTTGTGTAGAATAACTGAAGATAACTTTACTGTATGGATAGAGAAAAAGTTAAATTGATTGTAAGGAATATGGAACTGCTTTTGGATTCTTTGAAGGCAGAGATATATGCAGACGTTCATAAACAAAGTTTAAAAAGTAATCAACGAACTGTTGATTACGATGAAGTATTTGAGGATAATGATGACTAAAAGAGTAAAAGAATTGGTAAAGTTGCTTGAGAAACTCACAAAACAGGATCATCTATATTCTGGTGAGAAAATTAAAGAAATGAAAGCACAATTGCGAGTTGTAAAAGAAGAACTTGCACAAATAGAAGCAAAATACTCAAAAGGATTTGGAAAAAAATGAAACCTATTAGAGCAAAAGACCTTTTAGAACTAGATAAGGAAATGAAAGTTGTGATGCTTCGGCAGACACAACTTCCACAAACTCTTGTTTGGCAGGGAGGTAAGAATGATTATAGTGAAGACCCTATTCACACCAAGTTTCCACCAGCAGAAAAGGAATGCGGTAAATGGGTAATTGAACAACTGCTTGCGAATGAGAGAGGTCACTGGGGACCTCTAGAGCATCCTGCGATTACTTTGGACTGTGTTGGGTTTGTTCATAATGTAATGGTACAGGCAAGAACTCACCGTGTTGGAGTTTCTTTTGATGTTCAGTCTCAACGTTATACCGGTCGTCGTGTATTGAAGGTTGCGACTGGTGACCTGAAACCCGAAGAGGTTTTCTATGTGCGTCCTCCTGGTCTGTATTTGGATCGTAAAGGGCACAAGTACGAATGGACGCAGGAAGATTATGAAAGACAGTTAAAGTTCTGTCTGTCGGCATCTGAGAGGTATGCAGAGGCATTTAATACTCGTGGTATGGCAGAGGAGCATCTTCGTGATTATCTTCCTCAAAATATTCGTCAGAACTTTGTGGTTTCGTTCTCATTAAGAGCAGCACTTCATTTCTTGGATTTGAGGGCAAAACTTGATGCTCAACTTGAAATTCAAGCACTCTGTGAAGGTATGGTTCCAATTATTACAGAATGGGTTCCAGAAATCTTCAGTTATTATGAAGAGAAGAGACTACATAAAGCTAGATTATCTCCTTGAGGAATTATGAAAACCTATTGTGTTAAGGACCATCTCACAGGTAAAATATTTAAAGTTCTTTTTAGTGAACAGAACTTTCAAGAGTTTTTAAAAAAGAATCCAGAAATTGATGAGTGTATTGATTGCATTGAATGTGATGATGCCCCTTCTATTTGCATAGAATAAATAATTTTATATAAAATGGAGATTTAATTTTGGCAATTTATCCGATTATTCATAAAGAAACTGGTGAGACGAAAGTGATTGAAATGAGTGTTCACGACATCACGCAGTGGTATCAGGACAATCCCCAGTGGTCCAGAGATTGGTCACAAGGATCCGCAAGTCCAGGTGAAATTGGTGAATGGAAAGATAAACTCATCACCCGTAATCCTGGATGGAACGATGTATTAGGTCGTGCTCAAAAAATGCCTGGTTCAACAGTAAAAAAAATCTAACAAAACATAATGGCAAGACAAAGAAAGAGAAATGGCGATCAACCAATTGGGGTTGGTATGACTGCAAAACAATCAAAAAGAAAAAAACCAATCAATGCCGATTTACTAATAGATATTGAACCTCTCACTGACAATCAAAAGAAACTTTTTGAATCTTATAGTGAAGGAAAACATCTAGTTGCTTATGGTGCTGCAGGAACAGGAAAAACTTTCATTAGTCTTTATAATGCCTTAAAGGATGTTTTGAATCCCATTACTCCTTATGAACAAATTTATATTGTTCGTTCTCTTGTAGCAACTCGTGAGATTGGTTTTCTTCCAGGAGATCATGATGATAAGTCTGCTCTTTATCAAATTCCTTATAAGAATATGGTAAAGTATATGTTCCAGATGCAGAGTGATGCTGATTTTGAGATGCTTTATGGTAATCTTAAATCTCAGGAAACTGTAAAGTTTTGGAGCACCTCATTTATTCGTGGCACAACACTTGATAATTCAATTATCATTGTGGATGAATTTTCCAATTTAAATTTTCACGAATTGGATTCCATTATTACTCGTGTTGGTGAAAATAGTAGAATTTGTTTCTGTGGTGACGCAGAACAAAGTGATTTAGTAAAATCAAATGAAAGGAATGGTATTGTTGATTTTATGAGTATTTTGCGTAAAATGTCTTCATTTGAAATAATAGAATTTGGTGTAGAAGATATTGTCAGGTCCGGTTTATGTAAAGAATATCTAATTACAAAACATGAATTGGGATTAACAACTAGATGAATAACCCTTTAATTGAAAAATATAATGAACTATATGGTTCAAAACAAAAGAAAATAGAAAGATTTAACTATGTGGATTTGAATCTCCCTCAATTAGAGAGGGAGACTATTGACGGGGTTCGTTATTATAAAGTTCCCAATGAGGATGAGTTAATTAAACTTGTCTCCATCACTTCCGTAACCAGTCATAAGAATCGTCAGTTTTTTGCTGATTGGAGAAAGAAAGTAGGAGAAGAAAAGGCAAACAAAATCACAAAGCAAGCAACCAGTCGTGGGACTGATATGCACACACTTGCTGAAATGTATTTGAAGAATGAAGAGTTTAATTCTGAAGTTCTTCCAATTTCGCAAATGTTATTTGGGATTGCGAAACCTTATTTGAATAAGATAAATAATATTCACGCACTTGAAAATTCTTTGTATAGCAAAGTTTTAGGTATTGCGGGAACTGTTGATTGTATTGCAGAATATAGTGGTGAATTGGCAGTTATTGACTTCAAGACTTCAAAGAAACCAAAACCAAGAGATTGGATTGAGCATTATTTTGTACAGTGTGCTGCTTATGCTTGCATGTTATACGAGATGACTGGTATAATGGTAAAGAAGTTTGTAATCATAATGGCTTGTGAAAACGGAGAATGTGAAATTTATGAAGAATACGACAAAGGAAAGTACATCAAGTTACTCACCGAATATATTAGAGAATTTGTTAGAGATAAACTTCAGCAATATGAATGATAAAATAAAGGAAGAATTGGACAGTAAATTTATCTGTCCACAAAAGTTCGCTCAAGACATAGAAAGTCTTGTGAAAGAATGCAAAATCAATTACATTGATGCAATCGTCACATATTGTGAGGAGAATAGTATTGAAATTGATAATATATCAAAATTAGTTTCTAAACCATTGAAAGAGAAACTTAAAAATGATGCAACTGAATTGAATTTTTTGAAGAAAACTACTCGTGCTAAATTGCCTCTGTGACTCCTTTTGATGTATACAAAACTTATCTAGCTTTTAAGAATCATTTTACCAAAAAGAATTACGATTACTTTAAGTATTGTGGAAAGTCCAGAGCATCTCTGGACTCTTTTCATAAGAGGAAGGATAGGTACTTCTTTGAACGAACTTCCAGACAGAAGAATGATGATGAAATCAAAGCATATTTTGTAGCAAACTTTGCTGAATGTAATGATACTCAATCTTTATGGATTGGTGAAATCATTCAAAATGGTGAAGAAATTTATAACAATTGGTTGAAGAAATCTCAAAGTCTTTTTTACTTATTCAAAACAGAAGCAGAAGTCTTTATACACAAAGATAGTTTTGTAGAATTATTTGAGATAAAAAACAATCAGCATCCAGAGATTCTCAAAAAGTATTTTCAAAAAGTAATTAGTTTAGAGACTATGGTAATTTTAGATATGATATTGGGTTATGTGAAACAGTTTGATAAGAAACTAACAGACCCAGTGTGGGAAACCGTCAGTTTAAGAATCCAAAAGTATCAACCATTTATTCAAATAGACATTTCAAAATACAAAAAAGTTCTTCAGGAGATTGTTTTATAATTTTCGGGCAGCAAAGTCGGGTAGGGGTATTTGACTTGCGTAAGACCCGATTTTATAATATAAATAGTATTACCCCTACTAAAAGAATATGAATAACTATACATACTACTCTTACGAAGAGTATGGAAGAGGATATATTGGGAGTAGAGGTTGTAAGTGTTCTATTGAAGAAGATAATGAATATCTTGGATCTTTTTCTGATAAAACATTTAAACCAACTCAAAAAATAATACTAGGAGTATTTGAAACAAGAGGAGAGGCATATGAAGCAGAGTTATTGCTCCATAATTTTTTTAAGGTAGATATAAATTCCCATTTTGCCAATAGATCCAAATTAACTTCTAGTGGATTTACTACTCCTAAAAGATTT